ACTCTGTCTCAGTATAATATCTACCGTCTAAAGCACCACCAGTTAACTCTGTCTCAGTAAAATATCTATTATCTAATTGACCAGCATTCAGCTCAGTCTCTGTATAATAAAGATTATTTAATTGGCCTGCATTTAATTCAGTTTCAGTGTAATATCTGTTATCTAACTGACCAGCATTTAGTTCAGTTTCAGTATAATACCTTCCATCTAAATCATAAGAACCAATTGAAGTTACGTGGCCTTGTGCTGTTATAGTTATATCTTGTAAAACTGTACCATTACTATTGTTAACAGTACTATTAGCACCAGTAACACTATGGTTAATAGTAACTTGTCCACTAGAAGCAGTCTTAGTTAAATCTGTACCAGCTAAAACATCAGCTTCCATAGCTGTATCTATCTTAGCACTGATACGGTTTTCAATAGCTTTGGTAGTACCGACCCTTGTGTCATCACTAGTATGCCAAGCCTCAGTACTATCAATAGTTTCATCACCTGTCTGCCAAGCACTATCTATTTTATTATTTCCTTCTTGTACAACGTATAAATTTTGAGTAAAGTTATCGTTTAAATCACTAGCTCTTATAGCAGAACCGGGGTAGAATGAAGCCGCTAGAGAAGTGTCATTTGTTTCTCGGTAAATCCTGACATTTCCAGTACCACTGGGTGGTATGTTACCTGATGTGAATCGAATTGTTGTTGCATTTTGCAGTGCGTAATGGGTGTCCACTGTTTTTACAACGCCTCCAACACTAACTTTAATGTCGGATGCCTTAATATATGGGAATGTAAATGCGAAATCGGTTAATGAACCCGTTCCGTTTCTTAAATTTTCAGTTGTTGCCATTACTTATTGGTAATCAAGGATGTTCTTTAACTCTTCTTTATATTTTTGACTTTTCAACGCTTCAGGTATGTTACCTGAACGTAGTGCATTCTTAACTCTATCGTTCTGTAGACCTATTATACTGTGTTGAGCATGATATCTTTCTAGATAAGAGCATGCAAATTTCATAGCATCTCTATGTATTCTAGTCAGTTCTCTATGTACAACCATTTCTTTTATAGGAAAGTCTTTTTGACTTTTTAAGCCTCTAGCTTTTTTATACTCCTTTAATTTTTTATTCCAAAAATCATCAGGGGCATTCATCATATCTTCTATTTGACCTTTAAGATCCATGTTTTTAGCAATCCAGTTACTTACTTTCCACCGATCTTGTGTAGATAATGGTTCGCCTGTAATTGGATTTATCTCCATTGCTGGCTGACTATCCCATCCAGTGCTTAATAACCACTGTCTCCAAGGCTGCATATCACCATTGGATTTACCAAATGGCATGAAAGCGTTTACTGCTGCTGTAAAAGGTTCTTGAAATCTAATAGGTTCACCTGTATATATGTCTAATTGATCTTGTAAGTTATCTTCATCAGTACCACTACGTTCTAAAAACTTCCATTTGTTACGAATCAATGCACCCCAATCATTTTCTACGTCTTTTAATTGTGGTGTTATAGCATTATTCAGTACACTTCTTATACCAGATGGTGCAAATGGTACCAGAGCATCACCTTGATTTACAAGGAATCGTTTGAATGCACTTTCATCACCAGAGAACATAGACACAAGAGGTTCAAATCCATTAAGGAATGTCTTGTTTGCTACGTTCATACTTATAGAGAATGCTAATTTCTGATATAGTTGCTCAGTAGTAGCTTGGTCTATACGGTTAGAATAGTAAACAACATCTCCTATAGTAGAAAGTAAGGTATCAAATGGTTCAAATCCTTTATAACTATGCCATTCACCAGTTAAAGGGTTCTTAATTGAGTTAGGTTGCCAACCCATATCCATCATTCTTTTACGTTCACCATGGCTATGAGGTCCATTACCTGTAAGGTTACCTTCTAGTGCCCACATACCAGCACCTGTTACCACTGCACCACCCATTAATTGGCGGCCAATGTATTCAGATTTAAGTGTAGCAAACGCTTCATCACTATATTCAAGACCATGTTCAGCTAAAGCCTCAGTCATTTCTCCTACACTTTGTGCAGAAAGAACCTTACGAGCTTTAGTATATATTGGTACTAAACTACTTCCCGGTGTAAATGTCCAAGCAACGTTTAATGCGTTTATACCTGTTCTAGGGAACATGAATAAAGGTTTAGCAGCGGGAACTTTTTCAATGATTTGATTTAATCTATTAGTTAAATCGTTATCAAGTTGCAATGCAATTTCTTGTGTAGCATGTTTAGCTGCTTTATCTCTTAATACACCTGTATGATCAAAAGCTTCATCATATAATTTTCTTTGAAGCTGATCAAAAGCTGCTTGACTAAAACCACCTTTTGTCTGCTCCATCATTTCAGTATATGCTTTAGCTCTAGAACTAGCACTAGCCATTAATGATCCAGTAAATCCATCAATAGCATACATAGCATTAGTACCCCATCTAACAAATGGGTTGTTGTTATACCATGTCATACCCTTAGCTAGGTTCCATAATGCAACTTTACCATTAGCACCTTCTTGTCTCCACACTTCAGACATAGCTTCTAGTGCTTCAAAGTCTTCCATTTTAGATTGACGTAAATCTGCACGACCACGCATCATGGCTTCTTCAGGTTTGCTTTTAGCAAGCCTCCATTCATCACCCATTACTTTATAAGCACGTTTAAGATTTTCAGAGAAACCTCCATATGTCCATAAAGCTTTTTTAAAGGTACCTACATCACCAGTCAGTTTAGAACCTACTAATACAGAAGCTGGCTTTAAAGCTGTTAACATCATGTTACCTGCCATAGCCCTTACAGGTGCTAGACCAGATAGTATATGATTATAACGTACACCATTTAAACCTTGTACAACAGCACTAGGTATTTCAGGTTCAGCATCGTAGAAAGCTTTTTTAACTAGACCGATTCTATTTTCCATATAACGGTTTAGTTTATAAATTTGATCTACTTCACCACCTGTAGCTTCCATAGCTTCAGCTAATGGTTTTAAATAGTTAGGGTTGTTTTTTGCAATCTCATGTAATATATCAAATCGTCTATCACTTTCTATAATAGCTCTACTTACTCCTCTAGTAAATTCACCTTGTTGATTAACCATCCAACGTTGTAAAACAGAAGGATCTTGAGTTGCAATCTTTTTATATTCAGCAGCTTTGTTACCAATGAATTTATTTATTTTAACCTCATTACTTAAAAAACGAAGCTTATCTAAAATAATTTCATGCTGTCTACCTGTATCAGCAATATCACTGATCATACCAATAGCAGCAGATGTGTCAACAATTGTACCAGCAGCTTGGTTTGTAGCCATAGCCGATGCTCTCATTACTTTAGGATTATAAATATCAGTAAATGCATTTTGAAACGCTTGGTTAACTACATCAAAATCTTCCTTACCTAAAAAAGCATTCTGATTATAAACGTTACGTTTCATATCATTCACAATACTTTCCATATTCCTTAAACTTACATCAGGATTAAATACATCATCATATAAGTTACTAACAGCTTTGTTCAACTGTTTTGGAGAAACAAGTTTATTGTGAATTTTAGCTCCAATTTTAGCAGATAAATCTTCATCAAATAATCTGCTAAACATATTAGCTCTAATAGAGGAAGATGCTTTAGACACAGTTTTCATAAACACTGAGTCTACAACTGGCCTAGCTCTACCATTTGTTGTGCCAATATTATTTTGAATACGATAATTATCTATTTTAGCCATAGCTGGATTGACTTCAAGATCAGTCACAGCTCTCCAGTTTGGACCGGGACTAGGTTCATTTATAAAGGCATCGTACTTTGTACCACTAGGATCTTTCATCATACGTTCTAAAGTTTCAGAACGTTGAGCGTTAGTTCTACTAGACCTTCTACCTAATACTCTAGCAGAAATAGGATCTTGACCTTCATAACCTGATGCGTATCTAGCTAAACTTTTTTCTGCAGCTTCATCAACTGGAAGAGTTTTAACTAATTTACCTAAAGAAAAAGCAGCTTGTAATAAATCAACGCCTACACTAAGTCCAGCAGATTCATAAATGTTTTTCTTTCTGATTATATCAGGACTATCTGTATCTCTTGTAGCCCAAGGTATGTCCCAACCTAACCAATCATTAAGTGCACGAGCTATGTTATCTTGTTCTTTAGAATGAGTAGATATAGCAGTTACAGCAGTATCAACTCCAGCATGAGCTGCAATAGTACCAAGAACACGTGTAGCTTGTGGTATACTTCTAGCAGCTGTAGCAGACTTTAGACTACCTGTAACGACACCACCACCCCACATTGTAGGTATGATAATTGAGGCAGCATCTCTAATAACTTTGTGTGCTGGATGATCAGATCTAGGTGAATTAGTATCCCACCATTCATCAACAGGCTTCAACCAAGGTACAAGACCAGCTACATCTGAAACAAAATCACCTACACCTAAAGCTGGTAAAGAACCTGCTTTCACTATATTTTCTAAAGCTTTAACAGTACCTGTTTGGTTCCCATCAGGTATACCATCATTGTTTTCATCAGTTGTTTTTTTTTGATCTTCATAACCACCCCAAGAGTGATCACCCTTACCACCTTTAACAGCTTTATCAGTTGTAGTAGGAGCTGCTTCTTTAGCTTTTTGTTCAGCTTCTAGTTTTTCATTTTCAACTTTCCTAACTTCTTCTTCTTCTAATTGAACTTGATATTTTCTATTCTCTTCTCTTTCAAAATCTTCTTGAGCTTGATTAGGGTTGTAATTCTGACCCGCTCCTAAATCATAATCTGACATTATTTACTACCTCCTCTTTGTAATGTCCAGTATTGAGCATATGGACTAAGATTTTCTGGTAGTCTAAAAACAGAGCCAGAGGTGAATGTATCGTAAGTTCCAGCTGGTTTGTTAGTTTTATAATTATTAGCAGTAGTCTGCTTACTATAATGTAAGGCTGTATTAATACCATCTGGTCCAAGACTTAATAGTTTACGGAATTCAGGATCAACTGATTCTAATGCATCTCTACTGACTTGAATCAATTCAGGAGGGATTAATTCAGAAGCTTTGTCTTCACCTACAATTAATTTTAATTGTTCATAAGCCATTTCAGCTTCAGTGACTTTAGGCATACCGTCTGGGTTGTTACCTATCTTACCGACAAGATGTTGTATAGATACAGGGTAACCTTTGTTAATACCAGCTTTTACATTATAAGCCCACTCTACAATTTCATTAGGTGGTACCATAATCTCTTCTCTAAAAATATCAGGATTAGCTCTAAACTTTTCTGTAGTGTATTGGCTTAACGGGTAAGAGTATTTTTTAGGAGTTACTTGGAAAAAACCGAAATGAGGTTCTTGTATTTGAACACCATTAACAGTACGTCGTTCAGTTATTTTATAAGCATCTGTAGTAAGTAGTTGGTTAAACTCTGCTATTGCTTGTGTCTTAGATGCCTCAGTATCACCATTGGTAGCAATCATAGCTTTCTTATAATACTTACGCATCATATTCAAACCATAAGCTGTTGCCATTGATGAAGACTGAACTTTTTTAGTTTCAGTATTATATCTAGATAAAATATTTTCTACAGCTCGTTTAGCTTCAGTATCAAATGCTTTATCTATTTCTTTTGTAGGTTTAAATGGACTAGCTTCATCTGCTTTCTTTAACCATATACCTTCTTTTTCAGGACTTAAACCAGCTCTTAAAACAGCAGAACGAGTTAGCATATTACTATTCTCTAAGCTGAATAAATGAGGTTCATTAAGAGTATCGTTTAATTTACTAGGTTGGCGATTCATCCATTCCATAGTAGTCCTTATTAAGAAAGGATTACCTCCACTTGTTACAGCTGCTTTATGTAAATTAGCAAAATCTTTAGGTGTTAGTTTTTCATAGTTATCCATAATATACTGCTCTGCTTGCCTAGCTTGAGCCTTCCATCTTGCATCTTGTAACTGACCTTTAGAATCAATTACAGCTTGTTCAGCTTTTTCATATTTAACTATGGCAGCTTCAAAAGCATCAATATCTTTACCCCATCTATCTTCATACCTGACAGAAGTTTTCTCACCATGAGGTACTACAGCTAATTCTCTTAGTTGTTCTAGATGGTTTCTATTTAATGTACCATCTGTAAACATTTCTGTCATATATCCGACATTCTTTTGACGAGCTTTAGACATATATTTACCGTCAACACCAGCATCTAAATGAATTTGATCTATATAACCTTGTAAACCTTTATCTACAATTTCATTTTTTAATAGTGATTTTTGGAAATTTTTTTCATCAGATAATGCTTGTTTCTTGGCGAATTCATAGGTATCAGATACCATTCTACCTTGAGCACGCATCACAGGATCTCTTAAATATTTTAAGACAAGATCCTTATCGTAATCTTTGAATTTCTTTAAGTACTCTGTTTGCCAGTGTTGATTTAAAGCTGGTATTAGTTGTTGATGGTTACCAGCTAATTTTGCAGATGCATATGAATGCTCACCTAATGGACCTAAAGAGGCTTTTTCATTAGACTTACCTACCCACCAAGATTGAGCGTTTTCACCACCACGGATTAGATCTGCTTCTGCTACACCTAAACGTCTGTAACCACTTAAGCTACGAATTTGTTGTATTTGGTCCCATGAAGCTCCTTTCTCTTGAAGCTCATTAATGATACTTATGTTTTTACCTTCGTAGTCTCTTAGATTACCTTTAACATCTTGGAGTGCATCTAGATCTTGTATACTGATACCAAATTGAAAAGCTAAACTTTGTCCTAATCTAGAACCATCAGCTCTTCTTTGATCATCAATTGATTTTAAATCTTTTGCAACACTAGGAATAAATTCTGAAAGCTCAGCCAGTAAACCCGGTCCAGCATTCTTAGCAGCATTCTCTGCATTTTTAATTTTAGTTTCCCAGTTCTTTGCAACTGCATCTTTCCAACTATCTGCAAACTCTTTTTCAAGAGCTGCATTACTTCTACGATTCTGTTCTTCTCTATCAAATTTTCTTTTTAATCCGTTTAGATAGTTATTCCTTACATTTTGTGATGCTTGAGAATTCTGTCGCATACGACTAGAAGTTCTACGAGCTTCTGCAAGTATTTTTTCAGACGGATCGTTTACTTTAATAGTGTTTTCTCCGACACTACTAGCACGGGCGTACCCTTGAAACGAAGTCATAGTTTAAATCTGTTTAAATTCTACATCTAGTTGACTGTAGTCTACGGCTAAATAACCGTTATCTGCTTCTACAACAGCTGATGGTAAGAGTTCTAATAAATCCTGTCCCATGACACCTTGGTATCTATGGTTAGGTTCGTGTTTATAATTGAACTCATATATTGGGAAGCCTCTAGGAGATCTACCTTTTCTAACTATATTATCTTTTACTTCAAGATCACTCATTGAATATAAACTTGCAGCAATACCAACTACCTGTCCTACTTGTTGTAACATCGATGGACCTTGATAAGTATTAACAGCTTCTGCTGGTATAGGTGGTTTAGTAGGTTTAGTAGGATCTTGCCATGTAGTTTCTGGTATACCTAATGGTTGTGTTTCTTGTGGTGGTGCAGAAGGTACTGACATTAAATTAGCAGCAGCAGTAAGATCCTGTTGATATTTATCCATTACTAACTTCTGTTTATCAGCCTTATACTGACCATCAGCACTCTTCATAGATTCAGATAACTGCTGACGATTGAAATCAGTACGATCTTTTAACTGACTAAACTTAAGACCAATTTGATCTTGTTGATGTTGAGCATCTTGTTTAGTATTAAGAAGCGTGTTTGCTATTTGACTGTATTTAATATTAGTCATTTTAGCACCATGCCTTAACTCTTCAGATATCCTACGTTTATCTAGCATATATTTAGAGTCTGCTTTACTTATACTATCTGCTAAAGCAGCTTGACTCATACCATGTGTAGCTAATAATCCCTGCACTGCTTTTGCTGCAGACCTACCAGCTTGTCCTAAGTTTCTTTGTTGACCTTCTTTACCTAAATACGATATACGTTCACCTTGAGCTTTGAAAGCAGTCTCAGCTTTAACAGCTGCTAACCCTTGTCTTAGACCAGCATCTTCTAAAGCTTTTTGAGCTTGATCCCAATCTTTATTTGCTGCAGTTTCTCGTACTTGTAAGTCTGATAAAGCTTGTGCTTGAGTTAATTTATTAGTTAATCCTTGTGTATCTAATGACGCTTGTTCACCGCCTTCATGATACTTCATTAACAAATCTTGATTCTGAAAACCAAAAGCTGTTAATTGATCTTGATACACACGATTAGCATCATTCAATGCTATATCATATGCTAAATTATTATAATCTAATTGATCTTCATACGATTCTACACTAGCATTGTAGGCTTCAACCTCTTTGCCGTATTCATATAGACGTATGTTTTCTCTATCTAACCAACCATTAAAGTTTGTTTGGTCTTGATAGTTTTTTGTAGCTGTTTCATTTATTTTTTGAATTGCCAAGTTTTCCATGGCAGTAGCATAATTGGCCTGTGTTTGTGCCCAATTATAAGAATGCATTTCATTATTATATGCATTCTGATTATCTACTGCTTTTTGGTAGTCAGCATCACCTCCACCACCTTTACTCATTTGATACCTCTAATTTAGGTTTAATACGTTTATACACTACTGCATAAGTGTGATCCCAATTTAATTTTCTTGTCAAGCCTTTTCTACACCATGCTTCTAAAGCACTGCAGCCTTTGGATCTAGCAAAATCTTCGACTGGCTCTAACATAGATTCATACCACTCGTCCATACCATGTCCTGTTATGGTAGCATAGGTAATGATACGAAGTATTTTGTGACGTGGGTAGTTTATAACTTCAGACACAAGAGCTGAAAATATACTGTTATTTTCAATACCAATCCATAACTGTTGTTTATCATTAAGCAACAGCCTTAATACATCAGTAGTTGTCAAAGCACCTTCAGCATGATCTAAAGCTTTCTGGATTAAAGGTTTTACCCCTAACCATATGTTATCAATATCATCAGTCTTAACAAGAAAAAAATTGGTGGTCATGTTCGTCTATAGAATCGGGGTGAATAATTACCTTCCCACATCATAGATGTTAAAGATACAGGAAAGGGTGAGTCACTAAAGACTCTTAATTTAAAGTTATCTGTACGTTGATGTATTGGTATAGTAAAAACATTCTGATCATTCATAGGGACATCGTTAGCTAGATAGTCCCCAGCTTCCTGAACAGGTTGTATATCATACCAATTATCCACATAAATCTCAATAGACTCTGCTGGTGTAGTAACGTTTTGTGCAGTACTAGCTGCAGCTGGTGCAGAAGTAAATGTTACTGTAACTTTATCAGGAAGAGTCGCATGATCAGCGACAGAATAATGAGTAGTTAAAGTTTTAACTTTACCATTTATTTTAACTTTGATATTAGCTTTATCTTTAACATCAAAGGTAGGATGAAATTGTGTGGTACTCCCATCACCTGTAAATGTTTCTGATGGACCTTTATATCCTCTTGAAGTTAGTTTAAAACCAACAGTACTAGAACGTCCTACAGAAAATTTCATACGAGCAATGGTTAAAGCTGCTGTATAATCAGCTATACCTTGATCTAATTGGAAATAAGTTTTAGGTAAAGTTATATCATAATTATAAGAATAACCAACAATAACTTTCGCTTTAATTGATTCCCAATTTTTACCGACTACTGAAAAATAAGGTCCAGTACCATCAGAACCTCTTCCGGGTTTAAGAGTAAAACCAGAATCAGAACTTTCACCATCTCCTGCTATTACAATAAGTGGTGTAAATGCTGCTATATCAGTATATGGTAAATAGCATTTCGATGTTTCTGTAGCAAGATCATAGACAACATCATCAGCTTTAGCATAGAAATCCATATAAGGATTCAATTGTACACCACTTTGTGTTACAAGAATCTCATCCTCAGGTGTTGCACTAAGGTTACCACTTAATAATTGATAACCATTTGATTGCTTTACAACAGTATAAATAACATCTGAATCAACTACAAATTCTAATACATTGCCCGGTAAATTCCAACTAAACCATGCTTGTAATATTTCTTTTTCTCCATCACTATGAGTACGATAGAAATAAACTTTACTATCAGTACCACCAAACATAGCAATGAATGAGTTCTGTGGACTAGCTATTAAACTATCTACAGTCTGTGGTACATACTCAGATACAACCTTACCTACGTCTCTTACTAAAGGTATCTGACTTTCTCCTCTTGGGGTCATGCCAAACACTTTAGAATAAGCTGGTGTTTTACTTATAAAGTTAACTGAAGTACCAATATCAACAGGATCTATATTAGTATCCATCTCATAGTTAGACATACTTCTTATCAAAGCAGTCGTAGGAGATAAATTACCATCTGCAGAATACATTAGAAACTGCTGGTTTTCAGAGAATAGTATTAAACCAGATGCTACAGGTATGATACCATGCAATACAGCTGGTCTAATACTAGAGCAACTAAGAT